CTCCCAACCCTACTGATAAGCTGTGGGACTGAAAACGATTTAGGCTTGTGCTTGCTATAAGCTACCAGTGTTCTCCTAGCTAAGCCTGTCTCTGAGCTTTGCAGTTTCTTAACTTCTCCCTGGCCCAGTATCTTCACAATTCCCTTTGACCTTCCTTCTTGCATCATAGCTGTGTATTCTATCATCTTCGGGGTTGACTCTATAAGGCACCTCATAAGTGAGGGTGTAAAGCCTGAGACTGTTCTGAGCTGATTTATAATCAATCTTGCAACTCCATTGGTCACTGGGTGCTTGCACTCTGGCATGCCCATCTTATCCCTGAGTAGAGAAGCTGCTTTAACTATGGTTCCAGTACCAGTAAGACTAGGCACAGTTGTGCACAAGCTATTACCCATTAGTATACTACAGCACGACTCTGAGGGAGATGCAAGATGTTCTATAACAAAGGATAACATCTTTTCAACAACCCCCGGCATGGTTGTAATCATCAATTTACAGTCAGCTATGAATTCAGATAAAGGATCAGAATCTGTCTGTAGACTCATTGATAGCGTGCAAGGAAGGCCGAGGCCCCCGCTAGATCTAGGGAGCACCATAATCCCTGCTGTGTCAGGGACTGTCAATCCTGGGCATAAACGTTTTAGGCGAAGATGAACCATATAGTACATGAAGGGCTCAATATAACCGCCTGGCAAACCCTTGGAAATCACTGCTGAAGCCTGACCAACTATGGCATCACACTCGGACCCTAAAGTTGAGAGGGAAGAATCACGGTCCCTTACACCGAATCCAGATAAGGGTTTTACCCATGTGTCAATGAGCCTACCATCATCCCCTATCTCACCTAAGTACTCAAACGTAGTAGTAGAAACTAGGGTCTTACCTAAGTGAAACATCAAGCCAAGCCTCTCATATGTAGCCTGTATAGACACAACGGCTTGTCTTATTCTTTCTCTTATTTGCTCAGGGGTGCCAGTTACTAAGAAGTATAAAACACCGTCATCAGAGTATGCAAGGATAACCCCCTGCACCCCTGCTTCTTTTAGTGACAACACCATGATCGCCACATGGAGAGTAGTCCACCCAAAGTTAAGGAATCCCTCAAAGCCACCTGTCACCCCAGCATAACTTGTGGATATGCCACGAGTTCTGTGAGCAACAGCTGCGGACCTAAAAGCTATATCGAGTCTTTTAAGAGAGGTGTCACCAGTTAGGCTAGCAAGTATTTCACCAAGTACTCTTAAGTTCTTGTGTGGGAACTTCTTTGAAAACTCAGACATGTCAAATGACAAGTAGACTGGGATTATATCTGGATTTGGGCCCTGAGCACTGTGCACAAACATTCTGAGATCGGACTGGCGAGCCTTGTAACTCTTAGTGATGCTGTTTCCCGCCTGGCCATGTGTTATGTCTTTAATCAGCCTTTCAACCAGTGACAAAAATTTCTTAATTTTAGGTGATGCAAGATAGAACATCCTAGTCACGGCTTTATGCTTCTCCCCCCATTTGCCTTCTGTAGACACCATGTGGAAATCACCAGGGTTCTCTTCAAAGTGGTCAGAGATTTCATCCTCTGTTGGAAATCTACCAAGCTTCTCTTCGATCCGCTCATGAATTTTTACTAGCTTCTTAAAGTAGGCAGATGACTGTTTAGCAGTCGGTTCATCCCCGTGAATGTACTTGAGAACCAAATCTGATTCGAAGAGTGTGCCCGTAGTGACACTACTCTCCTTTATCCCTGTCAGGAAGTCCTTATCTAGAGATGAGTTCGAGCCCAACTTAATGTCTGTCATCTCCTTACAATGGCTTTTGTCTAAGGTGCGGAGGTCTTTGTCAAGGTATGCAGAGTATCTAGGAGATACCCCGAAGACTACGTTAATCCACCTCTCACTAGGTACCCTCTCCATCGCAATATAGTTAGGATTTGGCCTCAGTGATTCTGATACTAAGAAGTCATCACCACTATCCACTCTAATGGCTTCACCCCTCCCAACACTTGCAGAAAAGAATGACTTTTGAAGGATTCCCTTCATAAGCCTAGCCCCATTGTTATCTACTGGGTTAGCCTTTCGACAGCCCATTGTTGCATTGAAGCATTCGACTATATCAACATCAGGGTGTGGTATATACTTATAAAAGTATGAAAACTGCAGTTGTTCGTATACACCGGGAGTAACATCTGTAATAATGTCTAGGAATGTTTCACAGAGGTTCTGCTTCCATTCAGGATAAGTAGATTTTAGCATTGATTCTGCGCTTTTGTGGAATATCTTCCTTGGAGTCAAGCGTGCAACCAGTAGATTTCTTGCAGCCTTGCAACCCTCACCGATCCTTTCTGGTTCATTAATCCCTATCTTGCTTGCTTTAAGGAGGAACCTAGTACCAATATCCCCTTCATCCAACATAAGTGATGATGACATTACCAGGTAATTCCTATACTGTATTAGACTATCAATTAGCTTGTGGAAGTGACGAGTAGTGATAATCGCAGCAATATTAGAACATTTTAAACAAACTAACCCCCCAAACGAGATGAGACTTAGAGCACCCCTACTTTCTGGTTTGTGGGGCTTATCGGGTTCCTTTATCTTTTGTTCCATGGACTTAGCTGATAAGGAATACATTTCCTGGAGCTGCTCAGACGCATGAGTTAAGACTATCATGGTCCGAGGATCACCATCCTTAAGTGAGGAGAATATGTCTACACACTTAGAGCCAGGTATTCTCCTAGCATCTGATAATTGCTGAAAGAACCTGAGCTCCTTGATTACTGATTTTTCAGAAACTGACCCACCTAAGGGCAATTTGAGCACTTCATACAAAATCCTGTAGATCTCAGAATTCCCACTGAGAGGACCTTCAGGTTCAAAGAGGAAGCTACCTTCTACCTTTGCACTGCACTGCTGCCACGCTATTGCCTTACTCCGCGACGTGGTTATTAAATCTCTAG